GACTTCGGGATGGTCCTGGCAAGTGCGGAAAACGGCTGGTACAGAACCGTAAGGCAGGGCCTGGAATGGACAAAAATATCGAGCCAGGCGATAAGCTGTGACGATTGGTGCCAGATAGGAAAAGATATCCTGCTGGCCCACGACGGAAGGTACATCTGGAGATCGGCAAACGGTGCAGTAGATTGGTCAAAAGTTTACGACTGCGGTGCAAATGTGTATCCTGCCATAGCTGGATATTACTCAAGAGTCTATGTCGGCTGTGGCACAGACCTGATAATGAGCGACGACTTCGGGTTGAATTTTGCGGGTGAATACGCCTGGAATATTGCATATCGTCCGTGGCTCCCCAACTGGTCGTCTAATAGGATCAAAAAAATCCTTCTTACGCGAGTAGATGGAAAAACCATAAAAGAATGTAAATTTTTTCTACAGACCCACGACTTGAGCGATAACACCTTAAAGCACTTTGTAAAATGGTACAAAGAAGGATATGGATACTGGGGGTGGACATCGAAATTCACCCAGCCTTATAACATATCGGATGGACTCGATGCTTATCAGGTCTACGTTCCAGGAACGACAAACCAGACTTTCATGCTCATTTCGTCGCAGACAAAGGCCCAAAGCGGAGGAGGCTATACGATCTCTTTTAAAAAAGCGATTGATGGCGGCGATGTCTGGGTAGACGTCGATCTCTCCACTGCTAAAATTTTCTCTACCGATCTATCGAAATACGAAATCGGTGGTGCATTTTTAGAGGATTCTTACGCTGAGTTGGCTTGGGTTGGTCCCGCATGTCACAATTACGGTTATTGGCTACGATCTGACAAGTGGGAGATGAACCTCAGCTTTGATGTGGCCGCCAATATGTTAAAGGCTCGGAAAAAAGAGTTCAACGTCAACTGTAACGTAAAAAAAATACGTACCAAAACATTCCAAAACGATGCCCTTTTACAGGCAACAAAACAGGCGAGTTGGCAGTCAAACGGTCTCTTCAAGAAAACGCTCGAAACTGGTTTGCTCATGGGAACACCCGTCATGGCGACAAAAAGCAATGCAATAAACATGGACGCCATTGTGGTCTTCAATAGGACGAAGGTGTTCGACATGGACGTCCTCGCCCAAAAAGCCATTGAACACAAGTTCATCATGAATATGCCTGTGCAGGATACTTTCGCCAAAGGATTCTCAATGAGCACAAATATGGTCAAGTCCTATTTCGAGCTGCTGTTCCTGCTGTTCGAGAAGTATATCATGCAGGAGCTGGACATCCGACCGGAGAACTGGTCTACAGATGCGTGGGGGAAGGACAGGAGCGAGTTCGAATGACACTAACTATTGGAGATGTAAGAAACGTCCTGAATATACCGGACAAAGAAGAGCTATCGGATGCGGTTATCACCCAGAATATAACCTCTGCTGGGATAATGATAGACGCCATCAATAGAGGAGGTGCATCTGGACCGATAGTAGAGGAAGCGAAGCTCAGGCTGGCTTCTTATCTGTCGTACTTATCGATCTCTGACCACATAGTCCACGATCTTCCAGGCGAGATAGACCAAGACGAACACCGGTGGCAACCTACAGAAGATGTCATAGTGCGGGAAAGGAGAGCGATAATTGCTGCCCTGAAGTTGGCGTCAGACGAGGCCATAGCAGCAATGATGGCGACCTTCCGAGGAGGTCGCAGACCAATGATGGGTAGCGCGAGGATATCGTGATAGGCTCGGAGACAAAAGACAAACTGCTTGCCTGGCTGCCCACGATCCTGGCCGGCCAGGAGCTGGAGCTTATAGAGACGGCCGACTATATGGGTAGCTATCCGGTTCCGTCGATGAGCATAAGTTACCTCTCTGCTGGCCCCATCCAGAGGTGGGCAGGCGCTGCACCAATGAGCATTCTCCCCAACGAGAACGGAGACTACGATGAGAAGTACGGCCAGCACCACAAGCTCACGATCTCGATCGGGTTAAGGTCTTACGATTCCAGACAGCTAGACGACATGTCAAACGATTTCTTGAAAAAGATTTTCAAGAACCGCCAGCTGCTCTCTCTCCGACGAGACGGGTTCTGTTTCGTTGAAGTCCTCTCCAATCGGATCAGGCTGACGGAACGCGACGAGAAATCATCGAAAAAGATCTATAGGGCCATCTTCGATTTATTATTTGAATACGAAATCTGCTGGCTAGGCGATGAGCCTGCAATAATGAAGTTTGGAGCTGATGTAACTGTTCCAGGAAGCGATCCGCTTCATCTTTTCCAGGAGGTTCTCGAAAAGACGGTAGGCTTTGCGATGAGTTGCATATTAGTTAAGGAGTGAATGATCGGTATGGCAGAAAAACAGGTTCTGAGGGCTCGGCTAATTGACCACAAGATGCGTGGTAATATAGACGAGGCAACGTTCCAGAGACTTTATAAGAGGTACGGGGGGGACGAGAGGGCGCTAGATAGGATACTCGAGATCCCAGTAAAAGAATAGACTTATTATTTTCTTTAAAATTTTCAAGGAGAGTGGGGGAAAAAATGTTAATTGGAGATCAATTCAAGTACATCCACCACACGGCCGAGATACGAAGCGTAGGCAAAATATCGCTCGTTATCGGTCGTGGAGTAGGTGTAGTGCTGGATTATGCCGACAGAGGCCCTGCGATGGAGATGTTCGGGATGGCACGAGGCAGGGATGCTCTCTCGTATTATGGCGCTGGTCCGCTAGTAGATGCTGCCATGATGATGTTCGATCAGGGTGTCAATGCGGTCTACGGGTTCCGAGTAATGGGCCTCGGGTATGCCACGGCAGACGTTGACGTTTTCGATAGCAACAACGTCAAAGCAGGAACCTTCGTAGCACCTTCGGCAGGCACACATGGTAACGTTCCGGTAATCAAGGTTGAAGACAGCCTGGTAACCGCATGGAACAAAGAGAGGTTCAATGGGGATGGAACCGCCGGGCCCTATGCGTTAAAGGTAGACGACATCGACGAGAACAATGCAAACTATGTTACAGTCGCAGGCGTGGCCAGGACGATAGTATACGCGGAGCAGAACCTCGGCGAGAACAACGCCTATATCAACAAGGCAACGGGAGGAGTCCTGTTCCATTCGTCCAACAAGCCAGGCAAGACAAACGAGATCATAGTAGGCGTCAAGCACAAGACCAGACGTGTAGTGATGACTGACGGTCTCAATCCACCCGAAGTTATCTCGAACGTCCAGAGCGTTCTTCAGCTCGCCGCCAAGACACGATATTCAGCCATAGCCAACTATGTCCCGGCGATCGGATCAACTCACCTACCGAAACCCGTGATAACCCAGATGGAAGGTGGAGACGACGGCGCCGAACCTAACGGAGACGATTGGGAGCTGGCCTTCGAGTCCGCTCTGAAACTACCTGGAGGCGTAATACCGACCAGCGTAACCACGTCACAGTTCGAGCTAACTCCTGGCGGAGACGAGCTCTTCCCAATGATGGACGGCTACCTGAGCAAGATGGCCGACCAGTGGACGCCGACGTTGGGCTACATGTCTGCCAACCCTTACGCTACCAAAGACGAGATCCTGGAGCTGGCGACCGGCTACAATAGCATGTGGCTCACGATCATAGGCAATGGTTGGCACAGGGATGGTCGAAGCCTCGCACCGGCCCGAGCCGGCATGGAGGCGGCTGTAGAGCTTGGCTCAAGCACTTCAGAAGAGATCAACGTGCTAAAAGGCATCGGGAACAACCTACTCTACCAGTTCAGCGACACTGACCGCGAGGAACTGACTGCAAACGGCATCGATGTCCTGGAGAAGGAAGCTGGAATTAAGCCTTACGCAGCGATAACCACGAACCGTGACGAGAACTTCAAGCAATGCGTCGACATGAGGACGATCAACTGGAACCAAATCCTACTGAACAGCATAGTCAAGAGGATGTACCACGCCCGAAGGACAAAAGAGAACATGGGCCGTGTCAAGTCCACGATGGAGTTGCTGCTGGAGGAACAGTGCAAGCACAGCATCCTGGACGACTACTCGATCGCCGTCTTGCCCAACTCGGTAAACCGAAACAAGGTTGACATCGACTTCTGGCTCCAGTGCGTGGGCCACATGCAGAGTTTCCACACCGTAATGAGCGTCGGATACTGGTCTAGCAACGTTGCGGAGTAGGGAGGGGGGTGATCAAAAATGGCAACTATAGGAAGCGAAGTTCTTGATCCTCGGAGGACAGGTTCCCTGGCCCAGTACGCGGGCCTGGGTCCCAAGGTCTCTCCAGGGTACTACCAGGAAGCCACGGCCTTCAACGACATCATCATCGATATCGCTGGCGTCTACTTCAAGCTGCGTTCGTTCCAGTACACCAAGAACCTCACCGAAGACGAGGAATACGGAAGCGGCGGGCATCTGCCTTGGGATATCGTTGACAAACAGATCGCCATCACAGGCAACTTTGAGTACGCATCGTTCCTGAAGAGCGGCGAGCCTGCAATGTCGGAATGGCAACGGCTGGCACTACATGCTCTCCTGGAGAACCAGGGCGACGAAGGCCAGGCGTTGTTCTTCAATATCATCGTGATGAAGAGAGAAGTAGGCGGCGCGGCTGACTACGGAGACTTCATCGAGGCCCTGATCAACTGCAAGGTAACGAGCAGCGGCAGAACGTACCCGGAGAACAACACCGTAATAACCCGGCACGAGTTCAAGGCAATGGGAAGACTGCCTAAGTAAAGGCATTAATCTTCCTACATAATTTAGAGAGGTTTAAAAATGGCTAACAAGAAGAAGATTGAAGAGATGCAAGCCAAGGCCAAGATAAGGCTTACGAAACGGCTCGTCGGAATGGGCACGAAGTTCCGAAAGGACATCACCGTGCCCGTTTATGGAGGTGTCGAAGTAACCATACGGCCTCTGAGTGGCGGCGAGCTCGATACAATTTCGGAACGAACCGGCTACACCATAGACGAGATTACTGGTGGCGGCCTGGATCTGGATAAGCTAACGGAAGATGAAATCCAGGAGATCAAGGATTCAGGCAACATCCCGCCAGCACTGCTCAAGAAGATGGATCTCAAAGACATCTCATTGACTCCAAAGATGACCAGGTTCCTGGGCGAGCTCTGCAAGTTCGGGATTGCTCCAAAGACAGACGAGGAAGACGTAAGGGAGATGGTAGACGACATCATAGGTTTCGGCAAGATGATGATCGGAATAGAGATAATGAGTCTTCTTGATGTCAAATACCAGGAGCTCGAAGATTTTTTCGCACTCCAGAAGGCCAGCTCCTCGGAATCGTCCACTCCGCCGGATACCGTTTCGCCGACAGAATCTATGATCTAACGCCGACACAATTGGCCTTCGTCTCTCTAATCTCCGTGAACAAGATGCACATGGACGCCGGACTTGGTCCAATCGTGGAACTAGGCGCCGACTCCAGCCAGGCTGTAGGTAACGACATGACACTCATGAATGAAGTCAAGCAAGCGATATACTACGATGAAGGGCCTTATGCCGGGAAGCTCGAGGAACTCCGAGAATCCCAGGAAGAACGCAGGACGGCGATAGAGCAGAAGATCATCGAAAAAATGGACAAGCTTCGAGACAAGGCCTGGAGAAAGGATTTCGATCAGCTCCGCAAGAACCAGACCGGCATGAGGCGAGCTATCGATGATCAGTTGGTAGAGATTTTGGATGATGATGATGGTAAGGATGTAGACGAAGACCAGGGGGTAGAAAAGGAATGAAAGTAAACTGGAACGTAAACATATCCGTAGCTGGCGGTCCAAGTATCCCGTTATCAGGCTTCTTCGAAACTGAAGCTTACGATGTTATCGAGGTCGTGATTCCCAAAGAATCATCGGTTCCTGTCGAGGTCCAGCCGGGCGAGACAGGAGATGTTCTGGGGTTGCTTATAACGAGCACAAGATACTCCGATCTCACCTTCAAGGTAGACGACAGCGATCCGCAAATCCTTGACGGGCCACTTTCGCTAATAGGAGCCGGGCTGGTCAAGATCCTAGGACCGACCCAGAACGTGATCCTGTTCGAGAACGAAAGCGATGCGACAGACGTAAAGGTAACCATACTCGTAGCAAGAACCGCAACGGAAGAAGGAGTCTGAGCCTGCGACCTAATTGAGTTAGATTTAGCGCGGACGTCGTCAGATGGCACTCAGAGATCTCATCATCAGGCTGGCTATCCAGAACGCTGACGTAGCGCAGCGTGTCGAGGCACTCAAAGAGAACGTCAAGACCGTCAACGGCATGACGGCCCGGGCGTCCATTGACGTCAACACTTCTAAAGCAGTTGCATCACTCAACCAGCTAAAACTACAGATCCATGATCTGGATAAGAGTTGCCTCAAGCTCCAGGCTAACTCGACGATTATGAGTTCCGCTTTTAGCTCCCTTTCGTCGATCGGCCACGCTGCTACGTCAAAACTAGCCGCCGGGTTTGGATTAGTTAATTCGGCTATGGCGTCTGTCGCCGCTCAATCAAGTGCCGTTACGGCGCATATTAAGAAAAATTGGAATGACATCGAAAGCGACATCAAAAAAGTAGCTGCCGTTAGCACTGGTTTTTCCATAGGCTCGATCTACATGGCCGCAGGCGTCCAGGCCAACCTAGAAACAATCAAAGGAACACGAGGCGAGGAGGCGGCGGCGGCATACGCTCCATGGATAAAACAAGGAAGAAAATTAAGATATACAGATGAATCCACACGAGGCCAGCTTGCTGAAACTGCTGCCAAATACCTCCGAGGCACCTCAACCGAAGACCAGATACAATTTCTCACTCTACTTGAAAAGGAAGGAGCCCGGGAACGGGCATCGCCCGAAGCACTCGGAAACGTCATGGAATCTTTGGCAACTGGACGTTTATCGACGATCAAGAGGGAATTGCCGGGGATGGGGATAGACGTAGATGCCATCCAAGCTCGTGCTGAAAAACAGATGGAGAATCCGTTCTTTATGCGAGCCCATCCCGGGATGACAAAAGAGGACGTAGTATCTCAAGAATTCGTCAAAGAGTTTACAAAATGGGGCCAGGAGACAGAGATCCCCGGTGTAGGTAAAACTCTTCAAGACATTAATGTAGATCTCGAGCCCATCGATAAATTCAAGTCTGAGATAAAAGATATCTCGACCACTCTCGGCGATTCCCTTAAGCCAGCTCTTTTCGCAGTTAACAACGTCCTCGAAGCCTTCAACGAGTTCCTGCAGAACGTTCCCGGTGCCGGGCCAGTCATAGCCATAAGCATAGGATTTGCAGCCATAGCGTCAACTGGCATCATCATGGCGGCAGCGTTGCTAAGTGCTTCAACTGCTTTAGGGATAAGTTCAGTCGCTGCCGGCGTAGCTTCCGTCGCTATAGGGGGGCTTAGGCTTGCCATGACTCTTCTAGCAGCCCATCCCATCATTGCAGTTCTCCTTATCCTGGCGACCATATTGATCTACGTAGCCACTCGCACAGACCTATTGCAGAAAGCCTGGGAGAAGCTCCAGGGGATCAAGGTAGGCGAGATCATAGGTGGCGGGATCGCTTTTGCCGTTGCCTTATGGGAGAAGGGGGTCAAACTTGCCATGTCCCTCTGGGATATACTGATGAATCTAGGAAAAATGGGCGGGATTAAACTGCCACTTGCATTAGCTCTCGGCCCTCTTGGACTGGTCTTTGGTATCGCCCTTCCTCTCGTCATAAAGCTGCTGACATCGATGGTCAACTGGGGAGAACTCTCGACCAACGTCCTGAAATTTATTCAGCAAATCCTGGAGGATTTACTGAATGTTTTCGAACCGGTCTCCAATTTCATCAAAAAGATTTACGATATGTTTGTATGGCTGTCAGAAACGCTCGGTATCACAAAGCCTCCTGAACCTGGAGTGACGAGGGGGGGAAAAAGTGTCGAGATGCCTTTAGCCGGGGGGGGCGAATTCAAACCGTCAAATATCCTCGGAGGTGCTGGAAATTATTATATCAAAGACTTACTCGAAGAGCTTGGTTATTTTTCCGACATACCAGAAGCCTTACTTGCGATGGCTAGAAACGGGATCACTCCAATATACGATAGCGCCGAGCAACCTGGTGGGGTGGTGGCACCCGGCGCGACAGAGCCCGAAAAGGAGCCCGAAAAGACCAGTAAAAAGTATGATCCTAACCTCTGGTACAAGACCGATGCTGGCGACCTCATCACCGGGACAATAGCAACCGAATTAGCAGCTCGGTTCGGAGTGGACTACGAAGGACCGTTTACAAAGGAAGGCCATCCAGTAGGCCAAACAAAAGCCGCTCCAATAGGAAATGTGCTGAAGGATATTAAATCGGTTATAGAACCCACTCCAAAGGATATCAAACCCATCATAGACGAGAAGCCATTTGTCCCTCCACCAAAACAGGAGGACATTGTAGAGGAGTATGATCCTAAGTATGATCAAACCCTCTGGACATCAGGAGGGCAGGAAGGAGCCACGATTACCAGAACCGGCAAGATGATGGTCCATGGTCCTGTAGAAGAAGTCGTGCCTATGGCGGAAACGATAAAAGGACCAGGAGCTGTTGCCAGGGCCCTACGTGACCTCGACCTCTTCCAACGCTCACGCCCGTTCCTTGAGGGCGACCAGAAACAGCCTGGACAGGTGATCAGCGTCAATTTCAATTCTCCATTAATCGGGGAGGCCACTATTGCAAGCCAATTCGACCTTGAGGATCTGATGTGGCAGCTACAAGGCAAAATCGCGGATAAGATCTTGAGAGAACTAGGGTATCTGAGGGGTTGATTTCATGCAGCTAAACGACAAAGGCGGGCTGTCGAATCCGTTCGAGTCGACGATAGATAGCTATGGCGATCCATTCCAGGTAGAGATAGGCTCGATAAAACTCGGGATAAGAAGTATGGTTAATCCCGACCAATCCAGGACGAACCCTATTGAAATCAAATGGAGCCAGGAGAATAAGGTCGAAGAACAGGATACTCCAGGTGATAGACCCAAGACGGAATGTACCATTTCAAACGGACTGTATTACTGCACGATATCGTTTGCCACCAAGCAGAAGGATCTTTTGGAGCAAGTTGAGAAGATGAAAGCAGGACCTCACGTCGTAAAAACCTATTTCAAAACCGCCTGCATGTACTTGATGAAAAAGGACGTCACGCAACCAAAAGGCATGAAAGATCCTAAGCAAAACGTCGTGCTCAATCTCAAAGAGGCCTACGATGCTTAGTTGCACGATGACTATCGGAGGTAACGACGTATCTAAATGGGTCATGAAGATCCATTGCGAGCAAACGATAGATTGCAGGAAAGACCCGGACAAGGTAGACATCCAGCTATCGAACACCAAACTTCGATGGCGTGGCAAATTTGCCCCTAACGACACGATCGAGTGCGTTGTGCTTAGAACAGCCTATAGGAACGTTAACGGTGGATGCAAGGAGACTCGGTATCCTCCAATCCAGCTATTCAAGGGAGACGTCCAGAAAGCATCCACTGATGAGAGGATTGCCAAAATAGAAGGTTCATGCTATATCGGGGGCATGTCCGGCAACCTTCCCAAAAACGTAACTTACCACAAAGGGACGCCTATCGATTTCATAGTTAACGATCTGCTTGACCAGTTCGAGTACAAAGGAGGGCGAGCGCCTGTTGACACTAAGGTATCAGTCCTCCCGCGTAAAGATCTGATCTATAGAGCAGGTACCGATTTTTTGGGCGCATTTCAAACCCTTGCCGATCTTACGGGCTCATGGTACTTCGCAGACGAGTACGGTATATTCTATTATGTGGATCCCAAGATCCTAAAATATGCCAAATACCTGAACGGCTACCTTCTCAATGGAGACGACACTGCTGCACTGATAGGCTATGCAAACGTTGTCCAGGTGATTGGGGGTACGCCTTACAGACCGGATCAGATCGGCGCAGAGATCCCGACTCACTACCCGACCCATCGAGCCAAGGAAGAGGACGCCAAGGCGTTTAAGGACAACGGTCGGATTGAAGCTCCGCCCGTCTACGTTCCGGAAGCCAACAAGGAGACATGCGAGAAGATGGCTAAAAATCTTCTGGCTTACTTTTCCCAGTTTGAGGACCATTGCAAACCAATCGTTGTAGGCATATGCCCAGCACCGGGAGCTTACGTTACATATTCTCCAAGGAACGGAGCAGATATTCTCCCGACACGATGCGATGATGCGCCAATTCCCGTTGTGGGCAACGTTACTGGTGTAGTTGTAAGACGAGTAGTCGATTACTCCACCAGAGGGCTCATTACAGAACTCGAAGTTTCGACCCAGATCAAGACAGCCGAAAGTCCTTATGGAGATCTATCAGGTGCTGGCGATGACCTGGAGGGTGACGCCGACAAACTTGATAATATGCCAAACGAAGTGCTACAAAGGTTACTCGATCTCATAAGCAAACTCTTCCCTGGATCCGAGGGGAGAGAGACCGCGAAAGAAGCCGAAAAGCAATGGGACGCAGTCGGAATCAAGTTCGATGACGTTGGCGCATACCGGACTGATGCCAACGGAAACATCGTCCGGCTGAGTGATGAAGAGGCGGCTTCGTATATTACCATAAATGAAGCTGCCGCATTGCTAGGAAAGGATTTGACATGAACGCCCGAGACAGGAACATCAATTCAGCTAACCACGACGACCGGATGATAGGTCGGTTTGAGATATGCGAAGTCCAGGACGTCGGGCCTCATCGCCAACCGTGGGAGGGCGACAAGGAATTCAACTGGGTCGAGGTCCTGCTCAAGAACCGGATGATCCCTAAAGATGGAGAGGGATCTGAAGGAGACAAAGTTTTGCGTCAACGAGTCCTTTGCTTACAGAGGAATCATGGCAAGTTCCAAGGTGAAACCTGGGCTCCAAGGATAGGCGATATGGTACTTCTCGCATGGATCTACGAGAATACTGCTTTAATCCTCGGCACGGTCCCATCGATCGAACAGGAACCGGTGTGTAGACCGAATAGCACGGCCAAGAACCCGGATATGGTTATAAAGTGGGCTAAACATAAAATGCCTACCAAGCTTGGCGGATTTGAAGACTATGTTGACTTTCCTCTTCCCGAGCACCCGGACTGTCTGAAGATCTGGCACCAATTCCAGGATCATGTCCTCTGCCTGGACTGCAAGCAGGGCCACGATACGCCATCTTGCAAGTTCTGCGACCACATAGACAAGATCCTGCACTCAAGCAATCTGAAAGCCTTCTCCTTTGAGTCGGACACCACTCGAGATAAGCCCTGGAGGAACAGGTACACCCATCACTGCGGGTCGACGCTCTGGTTCGACGAAGACGGCCTGATCCACTGGGAGAACCAGGTAGCCGAAGAGGCACGATCTCACGGTAATTATTTCCCAGACGGGACAATCGAGTTCCATTCCGGCCCCGACGACCAGAAAGGAGCTCGGGTATTGCTATATGGCGATAAGTCTGCTTATCCCGGCCAGGTCGAAATCGATAATCTAGTCAATGCGGCCCATGTCAAGATCTACCAAAACGGCAAGATAGAGTTGAACCGACGCAATGGTTTTATAATAATCGAAGAGAACGGCGAGATAGTTCTGCGTGGACCAAAGATACGATTCGAAGCCGACGTGATCGAAACGATAGGAACAACAGTAGGCGTATCCGGTTCGCAAGTAGTTAACATCAGCGGAGACGAGGTTAACATCACCGCCAACACTGGATCGTGCAGCCTAATCCCACCGCCCCCGGAGGAATAGAACGATGCCTTTCGGCGATATGAGATTTAACGGAAAAATATTCGAGACAGGGATATGCAGATGCCACGGCTGGGGAGACCTAGTCCTAAATTCGCAGGGAGATATAGACGTCGTAACCGATGAAGAAGAGTGCATCACCCAACGGATAATCATCTGGATGGGCACCCATAAAGGAGAACGTCTCGACCCGACCATAGGCTGTGTGATCCACGATTATATGCACAAGCCCATTACGTCGCAGAACATGAAACACCTCAGATCGGATGCTCTCTACCAACTCCAATCGATTTTTCCAGATTATGATGTGAAGATCGACCTGGTGATTAACCAGGACGAGGACCAACGCAACAAGGTAACCATGTATGCCTGGATAGGTAAATTTGAGGTCTCTCTTAGGGTAGACAAAGAGGGCTTCAAGGAACTCTACGAACAGGTCAGAACTACCTTGAGAGAGATGGGATTCGGCGCAGTCTGGAAGGAGACATAAGATGAACGAGATTAAAACACCTACGAGAATCGTAGACGAGATCAAATATTATCTTCAGAAGAGACATCCGGGCATCAGGGACTTCTCTGATTATTCGATGAACTCCATCCTGACGGAAGCCATTGCCATCCAGGTTTACCTATTGTACAAAGCAATCTACCAGAAGGGGTTAGACCTATCCATAATGACGGCGACAGGCAAGGCGTTGGATGCGTTGGTGGTAGATCGGCTCCCAGATGGAAGGTATCCTGGAGCCAAGTCAGTCGGTCAGGTAACTTTCAAAAGGGTCGATGGGGCACCTACGACGATCAGCATTCCTGCCGGAACAATAGTTGCGAGGGATGCTGATCTTTATGGTCCGGTTTATTTTGTGACGATCGCCTCGTGCCAGCTCTTGCAGGACGAAACTGAAGTAACAGTGGATGCCCGGGCCCAGGAGGCAGGCGAACGGGGGAACGTCGCCGCCTACACTATTGACCTCATCATGACGCCGATCCCTGGCCTCCACCAGGTCGAGAACCGACTGCCATTTGACGGCGGAACAGATTTCGAATCTGACGCTGACCTTACGGATCGCTACGTCTACACCGTCTGGCAGCCCGGCAGGGCTACGGTCGAAACACTCGAGGAGCACATCAAAGCCATAAGCTCGGCAGTCAGGGAAGTCAAGGTGTTCAGTCTGGGGTTCGGAGACGTCGAGATAGTCGTCGACTCATCAGACGATATAGAGGATCCTCCAGCCGCGATCTGGCAAGCTATCCGGGAGAACCTTGCCGCAGGATGCACCTCCATAGGCGTAATTGGAGCTCGTCTAGGACCAGATGGAAATCAGTTCGGTCTGGAGGATACAAAAGGCGGGAAGATCTTCATCCGACCTACTGAGACCACAGCGAACACCGATGACGTAATACCGATCAGCTACCTTGACATTCTCGGAAGGAACCGTAGCGGGTCGGTTCATGTTCCAGAGAGGACGCCCCGAGGCCTAATCCTGCCTGTAACTTTGGAAGAGGAGACCGACCTGGCAACTACAATTATAAGCGCCGATTATAGTGATGACAACAAATACGATATCCTGATGGGGCTCGGCGAACCTCCCTACCTCTACATCATGCCAGAGCTCGTTTATGTGAGCATCTCTTTCAAGGCTAAACTGACGGATACTCCGGAAGAGGACCTCTTGGCGAATGTCGAGCAATCGTTGAGGGATTGTCTGAACGCATACGCTATAGGTCTCGATGTGGAGTATTCCGATATAGAGAAGTTCATCCACATCGATTATTCCAGCAGAAGAGAATTTGTGGGCCTGGACGAGATCCAGGAGTTCAAGATCACAGTGAAAGGAGCAGAACTTGTCAAGTTCGGCGACAAGTTCGATATAGAGAACGATGAAAAGATAGTTGCTGGCGCCATAACACCAGAAGAGGTTGAGTAACATGGAAGGATTGGACTATCCGACACTTTTAACGGCCGCCCTGGCGGTTGTCGTTGCGTTGGGGGGCGGAGTTGCCCTTGTCAAGCTCAGGAGCAAGGCAGTAACGTTCATGGAAGAAGCGGCAGAGATCCTACGGGACATGTCGATGCTACTTGTTATGTTCTCCGCAGCCATGACAGACGACAAGATCACGACGGAGGAATGGAAAGAGATCGGACTAAAGGCGGTCGAAATCAAAGATCATGTAATGACACTCAAAGAAGATCTCAAAATCTGACACATGATAGAGAGGGGGTATGCACAGATTCGCACTCATCATAAGTCTGCTGGTCTTTTGCAGTATCATGACCGCAGGAGACGATCAGATTGCATTCTGTGATGGAGATGAAACTCACTGGGCACTTCTGGATATCGATGTTGGATTCGGATTTGGATGTTGTAAAATTCCAACTCCAGAAGCTTTGTTAACCACAAAAATGGTAGAAAATGGTGCTTACGAGTTCAAATGAACGACACAATAGGGATATTCATCTCATTCGTAGTCCTGATACTCGGATTCAGCGTGTTCTACATAATGTGGGATAACTCGTGCAAGAAGTGGCTCGAAACGGCGAAGGCACGGTGGGAGTGCTGGCGACGGCTTCATGGTTGGATGGATAAGACCGAAGACCTGCTTGACGAGATGGTTGACGATCCGAAAGAGGTTGCGCTTTTCGAGGAAGTTAGGCGAGCACGATGTGAGTTTGATAAATCCCAAGAACACCTTAAAAAACATTTAAAGGAGAAATGATTTTATGGACGGCAATGGCGGAAGTGATTATAGGACGATTAGATTGTTTGTAGTCGCCCTCGTAGTTTTTGCCATACTACTTGGAGGGGGACTTTGGGTAATGGGCTATTTAGGTTATGCAAACGTTCTCAAAGAATCCTTTTCTGGATATGGTACAGTCGATATAGAGCATTATACGGGAAACACGATGGACAGAGCATCTATTGAGAATGCAAATTTGACTTACGAGGCACATAGGGTCTGGGGGGCAGACGAGGATAAAGAAGAATTCGTAGGTTATGTCGAGATAAGTGGCGCACGTGGTGGCAGCAAGTTCAAGAATCGATACGAAGTCAGGTCTCGAGGCGCTGGATATGCTCATTATTACGGTGCGTTCAATATTAGCGGCGAGTTCTCGGGCAGTGCTGAAATAACGGTGATCACAGGATCCGAAAACAATCCAGCGAGCATAAACAGCCTCTTCTTGATGGATAGCAAACGAGGAAACGCAACTTTCACCGGCCGTGTTTATAAGTATCAAAACGGAAAACCAGCGACAGAATCTGAGACAGAACTTGTAGGAAAGTTTGCACTTGAAAGCTATCTAAACGTCACAGAATCTCCCAAAACGCCGGACGATTGGCTAGGGTTCTGTGCAGAAGTAAACGCGGGCCTGCCTGATGGCCTCATGATACTGCCTGCTGGCACGACGCTAGAGGAAGGTAAAATAGCACTCGACAAAGCCAAGAAAGGCGCGGGGTGAGGTGATTGAAGTTTGGGAAGATCGATATAGGCTCGACGGAAGCAATCAGCGACTACTTCCAGAAGAACTATCCCAGGACAAGCCAGATCCTCGGCTCCTTCCGGCTGTTCAATTCAAAAGAGATCGCCGCACTCCTCAAAATCCTCCAGCCAGGCCACCAGGTAACTTTACACGCCTTCCGAGGTCTCCATGCGCCCGGGAACGCTTACTCTTTTCCCAGGTACATTAGGGTCGAGAGAGACGGCGAGCTCTTTCGCGTAACCAGAGAGAAGGCCGTGAAAGAGAGGACACCTGTATCAATACCGGCTCAGGACGTGGCTGAAATCTACCTGGACACAGCCGAGCTCGGGTTCATGTTTGCAGAGATGGAAATGAACGTCTCTCGCAAGTGGCCTCCACCGGACAGGTTCCAGATTTGATCTCAAGATGAGCGTAGCTCAAGACAAGATCCTGGCCGCGTTGTCTGCGAAGCCGGACAGCGCTTTATCTATCACGTCTATAGCCCATATGCTCGCGATAGACGAAAGAACCACGGAGAACGCTATTCAGTCCTTGAAGAGACACAAACTAATTGATAGACGTGTTGGCAGGGGCCCCCGAGGGGTTCCTGTGTTTCTTTACTGGCGCTGTTAAAATTGAACCTCTGCCTTAATAGTTACCTTTTCTAATCTTAGATATCTTAAAATATCAGATATGTCCATGTAACTCCTTGAGGGATTTTGGTTGATAGAGGAAAAGGATCACATCAGAATGTCCAGGCGGAAAAGCAGTATGGTAATGCCCCCTCTTCCAGCTCTTATGATATCAGGCGCTTTCGAGATCGAATTCGGAGGGGCTGGTCAAGTCACTCCGCTAAACGCTGCCATGCGAAAGAGCTCGGTTGATATCACACGGTCAGCAACCGTCGATATCAGCGCCGAACTCAGCAGGACACGCACTCTGCTCGAAGCGGTTATGAAATCTGGGGTCAAGGGGCAGAGAAGACCGCATCCTTCAGGTTGTGGTAGTTGACTGACGTCTTGAAGGTAAAAGGCATATTGACGACCACTAACATCGTATCCGCCGTCGAGATAGTGAACTCAATGGGATTATGCGAACCTCTCAAAAGAGAAGCGGCGCTTATCGATTATTTAGAATGAGCAGGGGAAAATATAAATACCAATCATGCCATCCTTAATAGGATGAAAAAAAGGGATATGGACCAAATAAGCGTAACCGTGAACCGGGGGTTGCTGCGTTATTTGGACGCCGCGATCCTGGAAGGGCAGTTCGAAAACCGTAGCCATGCGGTAAGGATGGCGATAAGAAGAATGAAAGAAAATGCCTGACCCCGCAACGGGCCAGGACGGAGACGAAAATATGCAAGAAGACCTTGCACCTAATGATATAAATAACTTTGCCGAGCAAAGTATTGACCTGGTAGCCCGATTAAACCAGGCGCTTGATAGGACAGAGGAGCTGGAATTGCATATCGAAGAGCTGAAGATCCAGCTCGACGACATGCAGAAGCTTCGCGAAAAAGACCAGCGATGCGAAGCCGAAGCGAGACGGGAGATGTGGACGGTTATCAGGAAGCTTCCACAACGGCATAATGCCTGGAACAACAAATCCGAAGCTCTTCTCCACATTCTTCGTGGAGCCGGCGGGCGATTGCCATATCTCAAAGTCATGAAGCTTCTCGACATGAAAAAATCCAACTTCTCAAAATTCATTTCGACCATGTGGGAAGAAATCGAGCTAAAAGAAGATCCCCACGACAAGCGAAAGAAGCTTATCTGTCTGAGGACGGATTAGGTGAATTACATCCAGAAACAATTCAACTAATTCGAGCTAAACCAGGACCAAGATAGGCACTCACCCAAACTCCCCAAAAACAGTAAAAAACACATAGATTTTATGTGTTTTGTATATATGTATTACTTTGAGATAGAGATATAAAAAGATAGATTTTAGAGTATAGCATCTCCTGTAGCATCTCTTCAAAATCACTATGTTTAGGTGAATTGATGATTCAACCATTCTCTAAACAATTAACTATAAATACTATAAACTTATAACAACTATTTATGCCAGAGCAGGTCTCTTATGAAGAGCGTATCTCCTATTTAGAAAGTAGAATAGAAAAACTAGAAAGTATAATTGCTGAAAGAAGCAATCTACAGGGAATTGAATTAATAAAAGATTTAGTTCATGAATCTCAAGATAAAATGATATCTTTTGAGGATATCTGCTTCGAATTGAATCTCACTCGACCAACATTAAGTCGTCTCATGCGATGGATAAGGACCGACACAAGTTTTAAAATTATCAGAGATTCATCTGACAAGAGAAGGAAATATCTTGCCCTAAATCAAGTTGATTCAGCGTCTATTAAAGTACCTCCAAAAAAGACTGAAGAGGAAAATTATATTTATATAATCAAAGCACCGGGCAGAAGATATAAGATAGGGGTTTCAAAGGACCCAAAACAAAGACTTGGCGAGCTTAATGGCGGATGCCCATTTCCAACTCGATATAAAATAATCCATCTGATAAAAACAACGAATTCATTAAAAGCCGAAAAGGTCCTCCATGCTAAGTATAAAAATAGGAAAATAAAAGGCGAGTGGTTTATGTTAGCCGATGCAGAAATAAGAGAATTATTAAAAATCAAGGAATTAAATGATTTTACTTTGAGTCTCTCAGATAATCTTTTAATCTAATCTCCGTATCCCCCCATCCGGCTTTGCACGTAAAGTCGGCTAAGAGGCCGACTTAATTTGCAGACGTGAGACTTAATTTGCAAGGAGCCCCCATCCCAAAAGTATAAATATCCCTAATCCACAAATAGTATCTTCATGATACTAAAGGCTGGTGTCTGGGAAGATCCTATCAGGGTTGCCACCATAACCAGAAGGATCAGGTTTGACGGCCAGAAAAGGCTATCAGACTTTAGTTTCCGAAGGCGCTCAACCAGAACCCGACAGCTTGGTATCCCGGCTCCCCCAAGGTACGGCCCAAAAACCAGGTGTCCTGGTCAACTGTCTTTTTTCAGGTCTAATAGAATCCTCAGCCAAATTTTCACCCCCCCATTATGAAATCTGGGGTCAAGGGGCAGAGAAGACCGCATCCTTCAGGGTGCGGATGAATCGTGCCCCTTGCTAGATTCCGTGTCCAACAACCGGTTGATGATCTTATCATACGATTCTCCCTTTTTA